GGTATGTTGCAAAAGCATCAGCCAATAACATAAACTCACATTTCATTGATGCATACAATCTTTTGTGTATTGCAGACATAACTCTTGAGCCTCTTTCCAATAATGCAACTGTAGTTCCAACAGCCGCACTTTGGTTCCCGTCACCCACTTGCATATCAGCTATGCTCGCAAAACGTTGCCCAGATTGAACTACAAAATCCATAAGCTGTAGCAACGTTGCGTTAGGGCCTTTGAACGGTAAAGGCATGAATGCATCACTTAAGTTTCCACCAGGAGCATCGACATCTCTGAACTCACCCGGCTGCAACGGTTGAGCTTCATCACGTACTCTAATGCCTCGCATTTTGAATCCGGCCGGTAAATTTGACAAGGTGCCGGCGTCTAGTAATTGTCTAAGTGCTGCAGTTGCAGTTCTAGACAATCCGCCGATCATGTGGATTAGGCCGAACCCATAGAAGCCAAGTCCTGGTAGGAACTTAAAGTGTACAAAATATTCTTTTCGTTTTTTGCTTTGATCTTGCATGTCATAATTTCTTCTGACAGCTAAAACTTTTCCTGATCCTTCATCAATAGAAACTATGTAAGGAACTTTTAAACCTGTTGGTTGTTGCATCTCATCTAACTCTTCAAAACCAGGTAAATCTAAATGTGTGTGAAATTCTAAAATGTTGTATATCTCATCGCTGTGTGGATCTATGCCACCTAGCTCGTCTTTTTTCTCTGTGACCTCACCAACATTTTCATCTTCCTCAACAGGCACGTCAGCATAAAAACCAGACAACTGTTGTTTTAATAAATCGTTGCCTTTCATTTTTATTTTATGAATAATTGTTTCTGTGTCATCTAAACTTGTTGCAGTGTATGGCACATACAAATCTTCTGCTGGTACAAACTTAGAAACACAACGACCTAGTAATTGGTCGTAATAAACTTTTTTAAATGTAGAACCTGATAGCGGTAAGTTAAATAACATTTGATCAAACTCTGGCTCATACTCTTTCATCTCAACCATAATTTGATAGTTCATGAAATCTCTTACACGATCAGCTTGTTGTTCTCTCTCAGGTGTAACAGCACCAACAATCTGTGCTCTTACAGGTCCGTCAGCCGGTAATAATTCTTTGTAAGCTAACGCTTGAAACTGTGTAACTGCTTCTGCAAGTACAGGGTGTGTTGCACCACTTGCACCTCTAAACGGCTCTGCTCTGTCTTCGTATTTAAAACCAAGAAGGTCCATACCTTTTGTGTATGTGTTTTCCCAGTCTTGTCTTGACGCTTTGCAGTCTTCGTAAACTTCTAATAGATCACCAGCTAGTTGCTCAGTGTCTTCTTCGTTCATTAGATTAATTAAGTTTTCGTTATGACCTTGTGGTCCTAATGTTGCGTTTAATGCCTGCGGATCAAAGTCAATCGTTGCACCACCGTCTTCATCTTGTGTAACTTCTATCGGTGGTTTTGTGTTTGCTTGTTGTTGCAACATTTCTGTTGCAGCGGCTGCGCCTGCTTGTGGTCCTTTTATTTGGAATGAACGTCTTGGTCTTGGGACGTTCAATGTTTTTTTATCAATTACCATAATTTACTCTCTCCTTAAATTTAGATGCTATACCACCGTGCGCCATCCCTACTCTACCACCTTTTGCCATATCATCTATAACATTTGGGTCTGTTTGTTTACTTATAAAATCATCTATTACAGATTTTTTATCATCCAGCTTTCTACCGCCAGTTGCAAATTTTTCCCAGTTGCTAAGATCACCTTTTAAATCATCATAGCCAACACCTGTATTTTCAAAATCTTGGTACTCTCCTTTTGAAAACTCACCTGCTTCAAATTGTGGTTTGTCTGTCATGACTCCTCTTTCCATTTCTCCTGTTATAGGATTTTTCTTAGACATAACTTTATTTTCACCTGGGGTGTATTCCATAGAAACTTGTTGGTAATCATTACCTCTACCACTTACTGTAATTTTACCAGTAGCCATATCTTCGTACAAAGTATAATCTTCAAGTTTGTAAATTCTTTCAGTATCACCACCAGAAGTAAAATTCTCATAACCCGGCTCTCTTGTAACTTTACCTTTGCTTCTAATTCTGTTTACAAGTAATGGAAACCAATCAGGCATTCCTGCAACGGGAGAAATAGCTTTTGTTTTTACTACTGCAGGTGCAACTTTATCGGCTGCTTTAAAAGGCAGCATCAGGCTTGCAAGTCCTGCACCCATAAGTCCTAAGAAACCACGTCGACCCATTTTTGGTCCACCACCTTCTGCCAAACCAATACGTCCACCATCTTTTTTACCATACATCTCGTTCATCTTCATTCTATACATCAGGTCAGACATGTATTCTTCATTGTCAGCAGGTCTAGTATTTTGTCTCTGTCTTTTCTTTGGCGCAGGTATAAATTGTTTTGTTTCAGGATCATAAATTAGTTCACCTGATTCTATTTTTGCCATGTACTCAGCTATTCTATTTTCATTATCGGCTGGTCTGGTTATGATATCTTCTGGTGCAACAAAATCACCGTCTGCAAAACCAATACGACCACCTTTTGCATTTAGTGTTCTTTTCTTTCCACCAGGCACGTATGTGCCATCATTGAATGCATTTTCGATCTCTTCTGCTTTTTTAAAATCACCTTCTTGAATAGCTTCCATAATTTCATCTGTTGCTTTTTGTTTTAGGTCTTCATCTGCTTTGTTTATCTTTGCTCTGTCTGTTGCGCCAGATGCATCTTCAAAAACTTTTGCATTTGCTTTTTTGATAGGATCATCTTCTAGGTCTGATAGAAGTTTACCTTCTTCTAGTCCCTTCATTTGTGCCTTGTATTTTTTACTATTCATAGGCACGCCTAATTTAATTAGTCTAATATCTTTTTCTGATAGTTGGCTGTAAGGAATAATATCTGATGGATCATCTGTAACTCTAAAACCATATTCATCCGTCATGTCGTAAGATTTTTGGAAATCATCATTTTTAAAAACTCTTTCTCCTGCTTGAAGTTTAAATGAATCTTTATCTCTTAAAACAGGCGGTGCATATTCTGATGGCTCTCTTTCAGCTAACCTTTTTAAAAATTCATCTACAAACTCTTCATTGTCTCTTTGGTTTATTTTCTTAATACCTAAGAATGCATTTATCATTTCATCATCATCGAACATTGTTCGCTTTGGATCGCCCATCTCATAACCTTCATTCATTATGTCAACAATTGTTTCTCTAATATCTTCTTCTGATCTGTTTGTTGCAGCTTTTACGTCTGATATAAATTTATCAGCTTCTGGCGTTGCAACTTGTTTTGGTTCTGGTGAAACCTTTTTTGCTCTCATGGCTCTTTCTGCTTCTAGTTGGTCTAGACTTATGCCTCGTTGTTTTATAACAAACTCGTCGAATGACATCACGTCTGCATCTACACTATCAATGTATTGTTCTCTTAGTGATTCATCTGAATAGCTGCCTACACCTGTTCGCTTTTGTGTTTCTGTAAAAGACTCTGGTGTGTAACTGTATTCCTTAGCTACAACATTACCTTGATCATCTATAACCTCACCTTGATTTTTAAATTGTCCTGGCGGTGTGGTGTCATCATAACCTTTAGTGAAGTCATCAATCTTTTTTATTTTATCTGGATCTACAGTTGGTGCATCGTCAGCAATGCCAAACATTTTCTTAATTAGGTTACCAAGTCCGAATCCTTTTTTAACGGCCATTAATAATACGTCCTTTGCTGTTGCGGTAACTCTTCATCCTCGTAATCTTCTGGATGGTCAATAAAGCCACCTTGTCTAAATCTCATTACTGCTTGAGTCATGCTATCAACTAGGTCATCGTGTTCCCCCAGTGGAAATGCAGCGCACTCCTCAATCATGTCTTCAGAGAACTTGCGATCCGGATAATAAATCATGCCTGACTCAAATAACGGAGCAACAGAGTTCACTCTAGTATGTTTATCATTTCCCTTGCTTGGTGTAAAGTTAATAACCGGTATGCCTAGTTTACGCATTTCATAGGTCAACGGCAAACCTGATGCTTTTGCCTCTACAATCACAGTTTCTGGTTTCCAGTAATCATACTGCTCTTTTGCTATTCTACGCAGCTCTGGAAACTCGTATCTATCCTTTACAAGGTCTAATAGTATAAGCCTCGGTCCATCGTCCTCGCTAGGTCTAAATACGCCCCATGTTGTAATGGCGCTGTAGTCAGCTGTTTCCTTCTTCATAAACGCGGTGTCATAAGATTGGATCACGTGCATAAGTGGTGGCAACTCGTCTTTCTCCCACGGCACCCACCATTCTCTTTTGATGATTGACCCCTCAGCTGCTGTTGGGTTTTGCTGGTACTGTGCATTCCATTTTTGTATATTGACGGATGCTTTCACCGCTTCTAATTCTTCTAGTTTCCAGTATCCTGGCCATACTGGTTTGCCTGATGGTAATATGGCGGGGAACTCGATCACTTCCCACTGGTCTGCTTTTGCTTCTTTTTGTGCTTTCATTAGCTTACCTGTCAGGTCAGCAACTGACCATCGAGTCATCACAACAATTATCCTACCTCCTGGCTGCAAACGTTGTCTAGGTCCTGATGTGTACCATTCGTAAACTCTGTCATATGAAGCCACGTTCAGCGCATCTTGCTCAGAGTGTGGGTCATCAATGATTAATAGATCAGCACCACGAC